CTTTCAATTTATGCAAGCGATCAGAGTGGCTTTGCCACCTACTCATAGCTACTAGTATTTATGGTTTGGTCAGGGACGATAAACACAGCCAAACCTAAGACAACACACGTGATTCAATCACTCTGGTTGCTTCGGCGTTGCTGTGATCCTCCCTGACCAAACCATAAATACTAGTAGCTATGAGTAGGTGGCAAAGCCACTCTGATCGCTTGCATAAATTGAAAGATGGTCAAACCACACTAAGTAAACAAGCTTAACAAACTACTATACTTACTTAAGTCGACAGCGAGCCAATAACTGTGGATAGTTTACCTACCCTTTACTGCATGGGAGCCATTCCAAGTAATGTGTGCATGTTCTGATTCACATCCCTTGCAGTGTGCCTTTCAGTGTTCTCGCTAGTGGTCGCAACATTCCCATCCAAGCCAAACAGCTTGTTGTTAACGTTGCTGAGAGCTGCAGCTTTCATCTGCGCGACTGCTTCTCGTGCTCGTGTGGACGTTTTTGCAGTGACTTCATAGAAGTCGAAAGCATAACGTGCCAAACTCTTGTCTCTCAAATTGCGCAGGAGGCCATATCTAGGCATATATGACCCCATCGAACACCTCATTTCAATATATGCTTCAGCAGCATCAGAAAAATGGTGCATTATCTGTCTCAGTGTGGGTTTTGCATTCTCAACCATAGGTTTCAAAGGATATTCAACTTGCTCATCCCCATCCATCATGACCCACACTCCGTTCACGTCTGGTGATGTGCCATTGTCAATGCACCAAACCATGAAACCATTCATCACAATACTCATCTGTGTGTCATCCAAGTCGTACTCCTGTTTCACTGCTTCATACCATGAAGAGAATTGGCTATCAGTAGCCCTGGTATTCCACAGTTTCTCTTGATTAGGCTTGTATTCAAGGAGATGATTTAGATTGAGTATCATGTTTCCCTTAACCATTGGTAGATTCATTTTCTTTGTGATCTTTTGTAATCGTGGCACGACTCTGCCCTGCGTGCCGACATTCACGTCCTTGTCCTTCACACCTGAACCACTCCCTTCAGGCGTTTCTTTCTCACCAATGTTAGGTGCCTTCTTGTCCTTCTTCGCACCTGCTCCAGCATCCAAAGCTTCACCCGCCTTCTGATCTGACTGCAGAGAGACTGTTTCGCCACACTCATTCTCATGATTCTCAGTGATGGCAGTCAGATATGCGCTCAATTCCGAGTGACTTGCGTTCTTGTCTATATACAACTTTTTCAAGGCAGTTTCAGCAATGTAAGGTGTCTTCCCAAGTGCAGCTAACTCCTTAAACTCATCCCTTTGCACCAGCCACAAATAGAACTTCCTGATCTCTTTGAGAAGGTCGGGATAGCCCCACGCTTCAATCATTGAAGCACAAATAGCCTCTGTGCGGTGCATCACTTCTTTGCTCCTGTCCCACTCTAAAATGGAGACAATTCGCTCTTCCTCCAATTTAGGTATATACAAACCCTCCACCTCAATTGCCTTGTGTGACATAAACCATAGATCTTCCCTGTTTCTGGTTCTCTCATCAAAGTTGTACACAAGACCGAGCTCAGCGAATGATTTAGCAAAGTGATCGTATACATACACATCCGCCTCCTGCACAGCCAGCACTATATCATCCCCATTGGCAAAGAAAACAAGTCGACTCTGCACATCATCGCAAGTCCAACCAAGTTGAATACTTGAATAGTAAACTGCTATGACGACCATGAGCGTATTGTCCACAACTGTTGAAGGCTGCCCACTGTTATTGCCTCTGAACTTCTTGAAAATGGTTCCATCAGGTGCCAGAATTGGTGTATAGACTATCTCTGCGTATAAATTCTCTAACATCTCTTGCCCAACCCACCAATCTTCCATAAAGAAGCACCGGATATCCAAAACTGCGTTAATGAGTAAGGGCGTAAGAGAGCTATCAAATTGCGATCCATCCGCATGACAGTATACCCACCCATCTGGTAATTTGCGCATCAGCTTATCCCAACCACCATAAAATTTCGTCATACCAACCGTCCATGGGCATTCCAAGTGAAAGCTATAGAATTGATTGTTGAAATCATCAACACAAACCTTTGCTCCAAGTAAGGTATCTATCGGTGCCGCTGTAAAAGTTCTTGTCTTGTTTTGTTGCACCTTTTCGATAGGCCTCAACTCAGCTTTGAGAGATCCATTCCAAATACCTTTTTCGCCATTAAAGAGGCGCTCACTACTTAAAAATAGTAGGCGTTCTTTGTCCTGTGTATCAAAATCTGCCAAGTATTCGTTCTTTTTCCCTCTGTACTGAGCCCCTACTGCCGCTTTCATGTTCAGTGAATCAAAAATGTCATCCACATCGGTGACAAACACACACCTACGGAAACCAAAACCCATCATCATCTGTTTCACGCCATTGACTGCGCATTCAAACGATTGAAAGTTCACTTCGTTCAAGATTATTGGCTTGTTATACTTGAAGAAATCTTTCTTGAACGCTTCCCGGTTGAGCTTACTTGGTTGATATGCCCCCATCAACGGTGTGAAGAATTCCTTTTCTTTTGGGTGCGAGCAAAGGTATTCTTCAAAGTATCCACACTTTCCTTTAATAACATGCTTCGTGACCAGTGAACTGTCCATTTTCCCACATGCCACTAAATTGCCGCTCACTCCTTCAAGAACCCACCTTTCTTGCTTACTCTGAGTGCACACTTCATCATCAAAAAGATCAGAGACCAACTTTGAAATTTTGAAATCTTCACGCGGTTGTTCAGTGACAAGCTTCAACGAACCCCAAGCTATTTTGTCTGGTTGCCACAACCAATGCTTGTCCCATGACAAGTCTTGTGCATTTAACAAAAACTCTTTCTCGAAATTGTCGACAAATGGTATAAAGAAATTTTTGTCAGACTCATTTGACGACAGTCCATGAATCCCAACTATGCACCCATCGGTTGTCGAAACCATCGGCAGACCACACTCACCATTCTTTGTGGAGACCCAGTGAATCCAAAAAGATCCCTTCCCTTCCGGCAATATCATTGATGATTCTGATATCGTTGCTCTCATGCTCTTGTCTTGAAAATTCGTTCCAACGATACAAACCCGTTCTTCCTTCCTTGGGCTCCGGAATATACTCTTCTTGGCAAATGGCGGAAAATCCTTTGGCATTCTGATGAGTATCAAGTCCTTTCCTTCAATAAAATGAATGCGAATCTGCGTCGCATTAGCTATCGTGAACTCACCATGCCAAGTTTTGATGTTCAAGCGCCCATTGTTCCTTCTAAAGAGATGTCCATTAGTAATAATGTAAGAGCCATACCCAACACCATACAGTGTCTCAATGTGCCCATCTGACTCATTGCTCAACTTGCAAACAAGAGTCGATGTGGTGTTGTAATCCCTGAGTCCTCTGTAAACGGATTTGCTTTCAGTCTCAACAATTTTATTTGATGCTGGCACTTCACTCACTTTGATATGCACTGGAGGACCTGTTTGTCTCAACTCATCCTCCCTCTCTGGAAAACCGGATATCGCATTACTGTTTTGACACAACAATGTTGGAACATGTGGTGTCAAATCAATTTTGAGTGCTTCCTCTGTGTTTTTCCCTATAAAGTATGCTTGAATTCCTGGATTTGAGACCACTCTTTCGCGAGAGAGTTCGTCATCAAGTATTTTCTGCTTTCGCACTTCACCAAACTCCTCCTGAACAATGCGAATATCCACTCTTGTATTCTCATCCATCGTGTGCCCTGTCAGTGGATCAACAAATCTAATGAAGTTATAGTTATCTGGCTCAACTCCATAGATATGTGTGAAGTTCCTTGTCTTTCTGCCCATACCTTTCGTGTGCGTGCTGCCCTTAACCTTGCCTTTCTTTGTATATGCCTCACCAAACGTATGTTCCATTGTATAGTCATCGGCATATATTTCGCGGCCAAGCTTTCTGTCGCGCGCGTCTCTGAACTTAAGTTTCTGCATTTGTCGCTTTTTCCCTTGTGTTGTTACTGGTTCCTGCAACTTCTTGGAAAAGTATTCCCAGAGTAACCAGCCACCACCAATCAGTGTGATGATTCCCACAAATATGTCATTCATGAACTTCTTACCATCCCACTTCCCTTTTAACTGCAGGAACTTCGCAATCTCATTCTTACTTTGCAACCTAACTGTGTGCAGCACTCCCACTCCTTCCAAGTTATGCAGGTTATTCAAATCCACTTTCTTGCAATCAAACTCAAGTAACATTGCCTTCGCATGTTGCAAAGTCGCTATGTTCTGAGCTGAATAATCGCGCAAGTATCGCTTTCTAAAGCCATCAGCGATACCCGCAAGTGAAAACGAATACCCTGTCAGTGATGCTCCAATTGTCTCGAAATGATTCCTCTTCATCATCTCCTCAGCCAGTAGGTGATCCAGGATTGTCAATGTTCTGGGTATCGCACTAGGATCAGTGCTGAGTGTGTAACTTATTTTCGTGGAATTAACACTTGAGATCCGCCCAAATCCAGCATCATGTTTGTATTTACAAACAGTCTGCCACAATGTTTCGTAGACCTTGTCGCTAATTCCATGTACATAGAATGGTACTCTTGTCTTCTCATCGCACTGAAGTCTGATGCCCATCCTATCGTAATCCCTTACTGTAATCCACTGATTAACAAATTGAGATGGTATAGCAAGTTTGCACAAAGTCATTTGAGACTCTCTCAATTTGTACGCTTTTAAAATATTGTGGATCTCAGGATGCATGCTCCCATCATATTTGATGAAGTGTGTGGAAAGAAAAGGAGTTATTTCAAAATTTAGCGCCGTCCTTGCTTGCTTCACTGTACAGTTTGCGAGAATGTTCGTCGTCACGCCTTGAGTTGTAACGGGCAGACCATACGCAAATGACAGGAAAGCTGCTTCTGTGGCAATGAACTCTGGTATTTCCTCAATTCCTTTCTCAGTGCACCCAATCCTCAACGCATGCCCTGGCTTGTGTCTCCCAACTCTCCCAAGTCTCTGAATTCGCTCGCCATACGTCACTGCCTTTTTGTTGTAGCGAATGCACCGATTCTCACTGTCCAATAATGCAACAACCTTCAGACCAAAATCCACCACACAATCAATGTCCAGCGTCACCCCATTCTCTATTATGTTTGTTGCAACGACAAAGTGGGGTTTCTCTTCAGTACCACAAGTCACAATCTCAACATTGCCCATTTGCATTGTCCTGCCATCAACCTTTGTCACTCTGAAATGACGATCTACAAGAAGCTTCGATAACATGTCCACTTCATTGTAGCTCGCTACATACACCAACAGATTACAGCCATGCTGAATCATATCTGCATTTGAGCCTGTGCCTTGTGCTTGTACAAAGTTCTGGAAAGACAATTGATCTTCAATTTTCAACTTAACTGCGTGTTGAGTTTTGAACTCACACTCTCTCCCAGGTGGTGTGGCTGACACTTTCAACAACTTGCCCGCGAATTCAAATTCTTTCAGTGCACAATTGAATGCAATCGTTGCACTATCAAGAACGTGGCATTCGTCAATGATAATATAGTCAAAATCCGACAACTGCGTTGGGTTATTCACATAATAATGAAATGCAAACCCACTGGTCATCACGGTAACATTGCTAGAACCAAACACACTAAGACCTCTCATCCGAAGCGTTACTTGCTGATAGAATGGATCTTTCGCAAGTTGCTTGCTCACATTTTCAGCCAACGGTCTTGTGGGTTCCAACAATAAGACTTTACCCTTCTTCGATAAATGGTGTGGCAAACCTGTGGATTTTCCTGAACCAACTGCTCCACGAATCAGAAACTCTGTGCAACTTGATGTTGAGATTTGGTTTGCGACGTGAGCTGCCGTTTCTCGGGTGAACTCAAAAAATTCACCAGACGTTCTGTAGTGCGGCACAACTCGATTCTGTTGAAGTTGCTTATTCCACCATTCTTCGAATTTGATATCAAAACTCACACTTGTAGTTTGCGCGCTAGTATCCAAATCAAAATCAACTGTGAGTTTCTTATCATCCTCAAGGTTCTCAATATCATCAAGACTCTGCAACTTCACATCCTCACCCATAGTCGTGAAAACTGTTTTAATTTTACTCAGAATGCGAAAGATAGCATCGCTCCTTTCTGCATCGATGCACATTGTGAGCAAAGCTAGAACCGCGATAATCTTCTCGAACTGTAATTGCACAGCAGTTTTCGCTTGTGGGGTGACTTCCTCGTGATCCACATCTCCCACCATACTCTGTAACCTTCCAACTAAATCAGGTCGCACTTTCTCAACATAGTCTTTGAATTCAGAGAGAGATGGTAACCTTTGTGCAGTTTTATCATACATTGTGTACATGCTGATGAGTGTTTCCTCCTCCTCTTTCTGTTTGTACAGATGCGCAACCAACCTCTCATTTTGAACAACTGCCATGATATTCCGTGCCGTTCCGATTATTTGCGTGAGCAGTGAGAAAATCAAAACCACATTGACCAAGTAAAATATGTCACTGTAACAGCGTCGAACGACATTCAAAGTTGCGTTAACAAATTTCTTGCACAAAGCTGTCGTGATAACCTCACACCTCTTATATGTATACTCTTTTACGCTTTTGAGGTGTGTAGTCGCTTTGGTGAAGCACGCACTCACAAAGATATTTGAGAATTTTCCGCCTCCTTCTACAGCTCTCTCTGTCAAAGATCTCTCCATAGAAGGTGAAAACTTTTTCAAGCGCCATGTTACACAAGATCTTTGAAGCCAACTTAAATCGTTCCATTCCTGCTTTAAACGATTTAAGTAAATTTTTTCCCTTTCATTATAGAGTTGGTTGTTAAGATCGAGATACCCATTCTCATTCAACGCTCTATTTGAATTGTTGCTTTCAAAGATGACTGTCAAAAGATCCTTAGCTGGCATGTACGCATCTGACCTATGCCCACAGTTGTCTATTACCTCCACCAAGTGCGCTGCTGACTCACTAATCGCTCTCATTTGATCCACCAACAAGTCCACAGTGACTACCTTCTTTGTGAGTTGTTCAAGAATGATGAAGATCTTTGCGACCTCTTGGTCCTTATTAATCCACAACTCAATGCCCTTCTCAAGATGTCTCAACCTATACATGTGCACGAGAATTGATGGAGATATCATACCCATGAGCACAATGTAGGGATCCTGTTCCAATAACTTGATCATGATCTTGGGTTTGAAAATACCCTTGATCACTGCTGCTTCGCATCGCACTCTGTGTTGAGCGTCACCACCAACCCTGTAGAACTTCATCTCTCCTTGAAGATCATCAGAAGCAAACTGTATCAACTGATTGATTGTGCCTGCTTTCAGAACATGATATCCAACTGTAAGCGATCCAAAAGAGTCAATGACATGCATGGTTTGGCTTGCATGATCCACCAAGATTCTAGGTAGCTCAGCATTGCGTGTTTCTGGGTGAAAAATTGTCAACATATACACCGCAGTTGCCAGATCCATCATGGTGGGCCACTGACCAAGCATGGGAATGATCACATCACGTACCATTTTTGTAAAATCTTTGGCCTCTTCTTCATTGACATTTACAAGCATTGCTAAGAAAATGTTCAGGTAACAATATCCTTCCCTTGCAATGTACATTTTCTCAGCATCCACTGCTGGCAAATCAATATACTTAGGTTCTCCTGATGTGCCAACCACCAGGTGTCTCTTCGTTGGACTTTTGAGTTCAGAATATACTGGTTTGCCATCATCCTGTGTTACACAACAGCACGTGTATACGAAGTTCCCATCCTGTTTTGATGTGCATGCAAGTGTGAGTGGTTCTCTCTTCACACTCTTCCCTTGAAGTGCAATACGTGCTCGATCCAAATTCATGGGCACGATGAGAGAACCAATCGCAAGTTCGCGCTGACCATTGGGATTTTTCCTTACCACATACTTTGCGTACCCTTCTGATGGTATCACTTCTTCAAAGAAATTTGAGAAGAATCGCTTTGAATGCCTACCTCTCTCCCCCCAAACAAAGTTTCCATTCTTGTCAAGTTGGTTGTCACAGAGTAAACTTGGATTGAGTAGAGCTTTCGCTGACCTCTTATTTCTAAAAGATGCTAACGAATTCTCACCCGTCAACGTCATGTGTTTCTTCCACCACTGTGTCATTGCTAATAGCTGCTTCAATGCTTTATCTAATTCAGCTTGAGACACTGATGAACCCTTCATTAGTGCCTTGTTGATGTCTTGGATTTGCAGCATTGGTGTGCTTGTGTGGTTTTGCGTGAGTCTAACAATTTCCATCGCCACTTCCAAATTCATATTCTCATATGTTGCTTGCTTAATGAACTTTTCGATAACCTTGCTTCCAGGAAATATTGACCGTTCATCCCAAGCATTCTTGCTACAACTCATGTGCGCCAATACGAATTGTTTGTATTCTTCCCAACTCATGTCAAGTAATTTGTGCCTACATTGCAAACACGATAACCTCTTGACAGGAAAAACAGCTTGGCTGATTGTTGCTGCAAATTTTCCACACTGTTCATTGTCGATATCAACTTTGCATACATGATCATCCGTGTGTGGAGCCATTTCATCAAATGATGTCTTCCAACCTTTGAAAAACTGAAAATCTCCTTGCTGCGCATAGTGGTGAATATGTTCAATGTTCGAAACAGTGTCGAGTGCATTGATCAGTTTCTTGCCCTCACGGCCCCTTACCACAAAATATGGCAGCTCCGTGTTTTCAGTAGTGATTTTGCTCCTTCTATCAAAGCAGAAGCCACTACACCCACTACAAATGTCGCTATCCACCACATCCTTATACTTCCCATGTGAACAGAGACGCATGAGGTATTTCCAGGCCACATTATAGTCCATTTCGCGGTATTTGAAAATCCCACGTTCGTGTGGGAGTTCAACTTTTGGTATAACGTTCTCCCGCATACGTACATACCGTGCCTTTATATGTTGCCTGCCTTTGCCTATTATCTCAAGTTTGATTCCTGTCTTAGCCGCAAAGGTGAGCACCCACTCAGTTAATTCATACACGCTCATCGAAGCATGTTGTCGTCTCGGAGTGTGCCTGGGTGCCTTAACGCTCCGTTTCCAGTACGGAGACTTAAAACTAACATTGCAACCCGTGTGCAATTGAGTCGGGATTTTGCAATATCCCGCTTGTGCTTCTGTTGCACACTCACCACGAAGAAAAGCTTCGTGGTCCCTTTCCAGTGCTGCATCCATTTCAGCACTCTCCATAGCTTTCCTCACACTGGCACGTTTGATGACGTACCTCCCCGCCTTCATCCTTTGCAGCGTTCCATACTTGTCACATAAAAGTTTCGTCTGAAACTTCTCATCCCGTTCCAGGGCTGCGTCCAGAAGATTCATCGTTCTGTCATACTCCGCAACCAAGTCTCTGCCAAGTTTCCTTGGTTGTGATGGAACCCGCCTAACCACTGGCGTTGCAGCCGCCATGTGTTCAGCCTTGATGGTAACTGCTTGTTTCACGTGGCAAGTTACCGGATCAGGCAAACTCGCATGAGTGTTTGCCTTGTTGAGCTGGTAGCAGAAATCGCCGAACATGATAGTTGCCATTTGTTAATGAGAATTATATAAGCGATTAAAGTAGTGAATATAAGAGCTAAGTGCGAACGAGTGCAGAGTTAACAAAAGCTGTGATTGTGCAGAAATTTGTGAATATGATGTCAAGTTTGCGGAAAAATTGATTTAGAGTTCGAAAATTGCTGTTTGTTTGCGTTCGTTTGTTGTATTGTCTTGTTGAGTTGTTTTAATTTGGAAGTGGCGATGGAAATTGTTAGACTCACGCAAAACCACACAAGCACACCAATGCTGC